ACCATAGCCATTGCAGCTTTAGGTGCATTACGTGCCATGTATGCAGATGTAGCATCTAATATTTCTTCTTTCAAAGAGTTAATGATTTCAGTAGACGAAGTAGCATCCGAATACCCTGCAATCTTTTTTGCAGCTACAATGTCACCACCAGCTTCGTCAAATAAGACAGCTAGTAGTTTCTGTTGTTTTTCTGTTAATGCTCGTGCCATTTTAACTCTTTCTTCTAAACAATGCAAGCACAAAGTTTGCTAATGCTTGACCTATTTGTGTTGGGGTAGGAAGTAGCCATCCTAGTAGCAACAAGAACATAACCCAAGGTGGAATGTTTTGATTACTAATTAGTAACTTTTCTACTGGACCTGCTTCTACTTCTTTTGTTTCTGTAACGATGTCACGTCCTGCGTTATTAGTTTCTTCTTCTTCGTAAGTAACTACAGCCTGTTTGTTCTCTTTACCTAACTGTGTATTAGCAGCTACATTAGTACCGCCTGTAGGTAACAGTGAAGTTAAACCACAACTAGATAACAGTAAGGTCAGGACTAGCCATCTCATTACATCATCTCAAAATGTGGTGCATCAATAAATGGCCTACGACCTTGTGATCTACGTAGGTCAATGTATGCATTCATTGCGTCCTCTGCAGTGTCATCGTAGTAACGGATGTCACCCTCTGACCAAGCTGCTCCCCATTTGATAGGCACCTCTAGTTCTTCTGCTGCCTGTGCCATAGCATCACAAATGTTATCGTAAACATTTAGTTCCCAACTTACGTTAGAACCAAAATAGGCTACGAGGTCTACGGCATGTGAGTACCCGTCTTCCTGAATAAGGTGTTTGGATTTCATAGTTTGTGATCGTCCAGAGTTATATAGTTCTTCTTGTTCTGCTAAAGTTCTGACACCATACGTCACACCAAAGTCAACGTCAGTTAGTTCAATAGCACGTTTAACAACTGCTACCATATTAGGGTGAACACCCTCTAATTTACCTAGTGAACGACTACTTAGACTAAATCCCATTATCTCATATCCTTACTCATTGCCACTTTGTTGCCCATAGGCTTACCTGCCATATAAGCTGTAGCTCCCATGTACGCAGCAACTACACCAGTCTGTGCAATGTAAAATAGCCCCAGCAAATCTGCTAGAGCATTCACACGTGAGTCTGACATAAAAGGAGTAAACAGAAATACAGTAAAGATAATCATCATGCCCATAGCTACCCAAGCCATAAACTTTTGTGATTCAGCTTTTTCTTCACGTAGCTCTATTTCAAGCATACGTTCTTTCATTGCTACTTCTTCTGCGGTGATAACGCCATCACCATCTACGTCAAAGTCAACTACCATTATGTCCTCCGAAAACGTGCAGCCGTTTTAGCTGCTCCTTTAGGTTGCTTAGAAAACTGCTTACCTGCTGCAGTGTCTTTTCTTTTCTTTGCTGTACTAGCTGCATACTGCGAACTAGACATGCTTTTAATTGCAGCTTCAGGTAAGTAACGTTCTCCTGTAGCTTTTGGGCCTTGCGTCGAAGGTTTACCACTTTTAGTTCTCCACTTCTGTCGAGTCCATCTATCTAAGCTTTGTTGTGATTTTGCTTTAGCCATTTGACATTAACCATGCAAAGAATATGATACCACCTATACCACAAAGTACTAATAAACCTGATATAGTCCAAGTTATAATTGCTTCTTGTAACTCAGCCTTACGATATTCATGATCTCTTTTTTGTTTACGTATCTTGGCTTCAATGCGTACTAGTTCATCCCAAGCTGATGGTCCCATTGTAAAACTAATATAGTCTTTTAACTCACTACGCATTTGCTCTGCTTTACGTTTAGCTGCAAACACTTCCATTGCTTCAGCTTCAACAGAGCCACCCATAGATTTCCACCAAGGGGGATTGTTTACTTGTTTCTCAGCTTGACCTAAGTCAGCCATATGTCCTGCCCACTGTGTTAGTTGACTAGACATATCCTGTAAGTCCTTGCCTATTGCAAAGCCTTTTTTAAGTGCGTTGAAGGCAACAGTGGCCCCACTGATAATTGTCACTGGGTCCATATCGCCCTCTTAGCTCTTATACCCGCCGCCTTTAGCTTTATACTGCTTGGCTAACATTTGGGCTTTACGTGCAGACCATTGACCTGCACCGCCACCCTTAGTACCTGCTTTAATCTTGTTAAACAAGTTTTTACGCATGGTTGGCTTTGTGTAATTCCCAGCCGAGTTTACTGTAGATGTACTGCCGCCACGAGACATTTTCTTTCGGACTATTGGTGCCTTGTTTTTTAGTTTTGACTTCGTTCTCGGTTTCATAGACAACTCGTTTAATATCTCCACGACCAATGCCAATATCATTTAGTTCACGGTCTGTCATACGCCATAGGTGCATCTCTGCAATACGTGCATTGGCTTGGCGTTGACGTGCCTCAATCATAGATGCCAATACTTTCTTAAACCATTCTTTCATAACTATCTCCTTATATGATAGTGTAGCATTTTTACTACACAAGATAGTTATATCATATATAGTTATAACATACTATAGACAATAATGCAAGTCCGTTATGCGTTATCCTACAGGTACAAATGTTTCTGTTACTGTAACAATGGAATCAATATGTCCTGCAGATGTAGGAGTAAGTTGAATTTTATCCCCTGGTTGTAGTACAAGGTCAATGTTATTGAACTCAAGAAAGTCTCCTGCATTTAAACTTTTACCTTCTACAAAACCAGAGGCATAAGAATCAGAAGAATCATACCACTTTATACTGACAGTATTTGTACTGCCACCTGAGTTATTTACAATAATATAAGTAACCTCTGCAGTACAGTTAGCAGGGCAAGTGTACACATCTTCTGTGGTAGTACCAGTATTATGGCCCCACACAGACTTTCTACGTGCTGGCTTGCCAATGCTATACTGAGTCATTTATTATTCGCCTTTGTCTGTAACAAACTCGTAAAGCTTTTCAGCTTGAGCCTTTACTTCTTCTGGTGTATACATTTTTGGAATGTATCGTTTCCATGCATCTAATGCAAGTTCTGCATTATCTTTATATTGATCCATAGCTACGTTTGCTAGTTGCATTTGTGTATCGTATGCTTTGTCTAGCATTTCTTTTGCCATAGATAATAAGTCTGTACGAATTTGATATGGATTACTCATGTGTGTGTCTCCTGTGTGTAATAATCAAACGGTTACTCTGGTTTCTTTTTACGTGTAACCTTTTTTATGATCTTGGTAGTCCAAGCTTCATTAACATCAGGTGTAGAAGGATCGTCTGCCATTAGTTGGCCTTTTTTATTACGTGCACGTACCTTCTTAACTTCACCTAATATTTCTTGTAGCTCTGCAATATCGGTAGTGTAATTACCTTCTGCGTCTTTAGTCACTACAATATTTTTATGTATGTCTTCTACGTGCTGCCCATGATTAACTACAAAGTAACCAAGAGCAGTAATCTGTGTTATTTGTTCTGGGGTCATTATTTTTTCCTATTATCTTTTGTGTTTAATACCATACCGCCTACACGATAATCGTTTGCACCTTTGGCGCATTTCTGTGAAGCTGTACATGCTGCAGGTGTAGGACATGTAGGACACGTTTTAAATGCCATCCCACCTTTGTTCATCTTTTTGTAGCCACTTGCATATGCAGCGGCAGCTTGTTTCTCTGCACCTTTACGAGTAGGATACACTTTACCTGAGTCACCCCACTTGTAACCACCCTTAACTTTACGTATAGGCATTAGGCACTGTTTCCTTCAATCTTATGGCAGTGGGGTGTAGCATATGCACCCCCTGCTCTTATATTGGTAGCTATCTTTTCTGCTTCTTCTAAACAAGATTGTTCAGTGTAGAAAGGTTCTGGTTTTGCTATAATCTTACAGGACAATGCCATAGGATCAAAACATACGAGCATTATCCCTATCCACATAGCATTACTTCTTACGTGCCATACCGCCGTATGCCATCTTAGTAGATTTCTGTGTAGGCTTCATAGATGCACCACAGTTAGCATAGCCACCTTTGTTATACTTTTTACGGGCCATACCACCTTTGTTGTAATCAAAAGGTGCTTCAGACAAACTAACCTGTTCTTTTGGTTTAGCTCGTGCACTTTTTAATGTACGACTAGTGACTTCATCAGACTGCATCTTTTCAAACTTATCACGCTGGGCATCTAACATATTCTGCATCATCTTCTTACGATTACCATCTGGCATATCGTCAATACGGCGTTGCATAGCACTTAGCTGATTAGCTGTCTTTGCTTGTTCAATGTCTGATTTACTGACAGTCATCTTCTTAGCAATGCTGCCTTTCTTTACTACTGTCTTAGCTTCCTGTGCTGCCTTACGTGCCGCACGTGCAGCCCTTTGTGCTTTTGTTAGCATTGGTATTTACTCCTATATTACCACTTAACTTTATCTGCCCAATAAGCTGCACTCAACTTACCTTTAGCAATATTTTTTCTGTGACGTGCTTTAAATGATGCACGTTTCTTTTTCATACGGTCCGACTCACCAGCTTTGGGTTTACCTGCAGTGCTTGCACCCTGCTCACCAAAACGAATTAGTTTATATGTTTCACCTTCTTTAGCCATCACTACGTGTGACTTAGTTGGATGCTTAGGGGTACGTTTAGGTTTATTAACGCCTGACAATCCCAAACGTTCCATTGTACTTTTAACTCTAGCTGGTATCGCCACCGTCTGTCCATCCTTCCATACGCATAGCCCACTCTACGTGTTCTAACGTAAATTTCCTGCCATAATGGTTCTGCACTGCTTCTCGCACGTAGAATACATCACTATGGGGGATATGCAATTGATCTACAGTTCCATTCATTACGTGAGTATAAAACTCAGAAAGAACATCGTCAGTATATAGTTTTACTGATTTTTTACTCATTGTCAAGAACTTTCGTAATAAATATACAAATTCCTCGCCTAACGGCGTTACATATAAAGTGTACATTTAAAG